AAGAAAAAGCCGAATTGAAAGAAGCCGTGGTGAATGCTGAAAAGAAAGCGGAAGCCGTGGTTCAACAGATGCAAGTTGTTCAAGACCAAATGGAGGTGTATGCCGTGAAGATGGTAGGTGCTGGATTGGATACTACCACCACACCAATTGAGTTTAAAGGGAAGATCTATGACGCTTATTTGAACTATCTCTCCGAAGGTGGAAAGGAAGAGTTTGACTATTTTAGAATGTACTTATGGGAGCAAAAGTAAACATCACATCATTTCGGGCAAAACCCAAAAACAAATTGGGCAGACATACCAAGCACAAGAACAAACACAAGAGTTCAAAACCATATAAAGGACAAGGCAAATGATAGACAAAATCAAAGTAGCAATGAAGGCGAAAGGATATGCCTTTTTTGAAAATGGGGATTACAACATCAACATCATCGGTATTCGCAACTCGGATACTGGTAACAAAGTGACAAATGTCTTTGATGACTTGTTAACCGTAAGTTACAAAATCGGGGATGTGTGGCATTTTAAAAAATGGGCTGCGACAACTGATCCCGGCACAAAGGGAGTGAAGGAATTTCACAATGCTCAAGGCGTTGCTCGTCTTGTTCCCGGACAATATCGTGGCAGTCACGCAATCGGATTGCATCAAGGCAAGTACGAAGCGTTGAAACAAGCCAAACCCGTTAAGGTTTACAGAGATGCCAACAAGGATATGACCTACGACACCAAGTTGATCACCGAAGGCATCTACGGAATCAACATCCACAAGGCTGGAGCAGATTCAACCTATGTTGAGAATTGGAGTGAGGGTTGTCAGGTGTTCAAAAAGTCAGCAGATTTCGATGAGTTTATGGCTTTAGTCAAGAAGGCTGCCACATTGCACGGAAATTCATTCACTTACACACTTTTAGAAAGCAAAGATTTATGAAAAAATTAATGGAAATTTTCACGGGTGACAAAGGAGAGATGTCATCAAAACGATTCGTGGGCATTATCGGTGCTTTTGTTTTGTTTGCTACAATGGCTCATAATTCTCTCAGCCCTGCTGATATCGTACCATCTCCAGAGTTGGTGACAGCGGTTGAATTCATCGTGATTGCTTGTCTTGGATTTACATCTATCGACAAGTTCTCAAACAAAAAAGATTGATTGCTATTTGATAGAGATGATATTCCAAAGAATAAACTTTCACGATAACAAACTCCCAGTTTTCAAAGAGAACAAGGCAAAGGGATTCGTGACCTTCGGAGCAGACAATCTCTATCCTGATTTTCTAATTGAACTATTCAACAAAAGCCCAAAACACAATGCAATCGTTTCTGCAAAAGCTTCTTATGTGGCTGGAATTGGTACTGAAGTTTACGGACAAAACACCGAAGACATCGCCAAAATCCAAAACAAACTCAAAAGCATTAACGCCTACGAGACCTACGAAGAACTCAAAGCAAAAGTAGCATACGATGCCGAGTTGTTCAATGGGTTTGCAATTGAGGTGATTTGGAACAAGGCAAAGACCGCACCTTCGGAGTATTATCACATTCCATTCAAAGACATCCGCAAAGGATTGGAGGGTGAGTATGTGTATTGTGCTGACTGGACTGATACCAAAGCGGAGAAAATCCACTATCAACCATACAACCCTATAACTCGTGAATCAAAGCAATTGTATTATTGCCAATTCTACCGCCCCGGACAAGGCGAATACCCCTTACCTGATTATGTAGGTGCGTTGAAATACATTGAGGTTGATACCGAGATATCCAACTATTATTTGAATAGCATCAAGAACGGATTCACGGCACAAACTCACATCCAGTTATTCAAAGGAATCCCAACACCTGAAGAAGCTCGTGCAACTGCAAGGAGATTCAAAGAAAACTATCAAGGCACGGACAATGCCGGTGGGTTAATTATCCAATACAACGATCCAACAGAGAAGGAATCAGTCATCAACAACCTTCAGCCATCGGATTTTGACAAACAATTTGACTTGTTAAATAAGACCGTACAACAAGAGATATTTGTTGCACACAAGGTCAACTCTCCAATGTTGTTTGGAGTTCGTGTAGAGGGACAATTAGGTGGTCGTAGCGAGTTGATTGAAGCCTATGAGATGTTTCATCACGCCTACATTGAACCCCGTCAACAAAAGATTGATGATACCTTTGCGTACTTGCTTGAACCTATTGCATCAGTTCGTTTAGAAACCATCAACAAACCACCAATCGGTCTTGACTATCAGGCTTTGTTTACTGCTGGAGTTATCACCAACGAAGAAGCACGGAAGGAACTTGGATTGCCATTAATTACTGATGTGAAACAATCATCTTTGAACGATGCTATCAATGCTTTGAGTCCGTTGGTTGCAAACAATGTGTTGTCAAATATGACCATCAACGAGAAACGCCAATTGGCAAATCTTCCACCGATTGCTGGAGGAGATTCATTGCCAAGCGCATCACCCGTTGCCCTATCAAAACAAAATCCCTTTGGTTGGGATGATGAAAGAGACATCAAAGTGTTTCAACAATACGGAGAAAGTGCAGACAACTTTGAAGCCTACAAGTTTGAGTTCGTGGATGCCGTTGAAACTGCCATCTTGAATGTGTTAAAAGAGAATAAAGGTCTTCAAGTTGGAGACATTGTGAACATCACCAAACTGGATGCAAAGGTTGTCGCTGATGCCATTGCTAAACTTGCCAAAGCAGAGTTGATCAAATCATACGAGGACGGATTGGAAACAACACCGAAAGGAGTTGAAGAAGTTAAGAGATTGCAAACCGAGATTGTGGTTCGTTATGGTTATGCTTTAGCCCCTGGAATCAAAGGTGGTTTGCTTATTCCCGGTTCAAGAGATTTTTGCAGACAAATTGTAGCAAGTAATCGTGTGTATAGTCGTGAGGACATTAACGCAATGTCTGCACAACTTGGTTACGATGTATGGAAACGCAGAGGGGAATGGTACACCAATAAAGAAACTGGAATCACCACACCACAATGCAGACACATTTGGCAACAACAACTTTTAAGGAGAATCAAACGATGACCAATTTTGTATATTTCATTTCAACCACTTATCTCAAAGACAACACCCCTTTGAATGAGAATGTTGATGACAAGTTGCTGAAGTCAGCAATCAAAGAAGCTCAAGAAATCTACATCCGTGATGTGATTGGTTCAGGCATCTACAACGAGTTGCAAGTACAGGCATTTGCTGGAACATTAACCCAGTTGAATACTACCCTTTTGGATTCGTACATTGCACCGTGTTTGAAGTATTATACATTGACCGAAGCAATGCTTCCAATGACCTTCAAATTGATGAACAAATCGGTTGCATCTCGTGAGAGTGACAATGCAAGGGCGGTATCAGTTGAGGAAATGACAATGATTGAAGGTCGTTATCGTGATAAAGCGGAATACTATGCCAACCGATTGAGGGATTATCTGCGAACATATACAAATGACTATCCTTTGTTCTTAAACCCCGGCAGTACATTTGATACAATCCGTCCAAAGAACACCGCTTTTGTCGGTGGTATTTATCTTCCAACATCTCAAGATTGTTTTTGGAACTATGACTTCCCCGACACGGACAAATAAGTGGCAAAAAAACAACGAAGCCAAACTTCTCAAATTTCTCAAGAATGACACTAAACCAAATAATCCAAAAGATTCAAACGGCAGCCGAAAGCCATAAGATGGTTCACAAGTTTGGCGTTGGTCAGCAGTCAAATATGACTGTTGAGAATGTTGAATTCTATCCGTTGGTTTGGTTGTATCCTGATGGATTCAATTTGCAGTCCGGTGGCAATCTTCAAACCTACAACTTTGCATTGCTCGTGATGGACAGAGTATTTGAAAGCGAATGAAACACCATTGAGGTTCTTTCGGATACCGCACAGATTATGACCGACATCTTTGCATTGATTGAGGACAACACCCAAAACGATGAGGATTTTGAGATTGTGATCAACGGCAACGCATCTCCTTTCTACGATTCAAAAACTGATATTCTCGCTGGTTATGCAATCAACTTCCAAGTCCTCACTCCTTATCTAC